CGTTCTCTGTGCCATCTATCTATTTCTTTAGCACCTATTTTTTGTGAAGGTCTTGTTTGTGAACAATGCACAACAATGTATTTAGTTTCTAGTCTTGCCATTTTGTTTTTCCTTAATTTCTTTTAACCATTCATCTGGTATTTCTTTTTTAGTTGATTGTACGCAATGATATTTAAACCCAAACATCTCACACCATTTGCCATAAGTTGTTTTTGATTTTTTACCAATTTTGTTTTTTGAATTAGAAAATATAAATCTAATATCTAATTTTGGATTTTGTGTTTTAATCAGCTTCATCTTTTTTCTATCTGCTGAATTAAATGCACCTTTAGTTTCTATAATAATATTTGAATTAGAAACTGGAAAGTCAGGTGTATAAGTTCGTTTCTGTTCAGGGCTAGTAAAAGTAATCTTCATGCCTTCATAAACAAACGTACATTTGTTTTTGTTTAAGCAGTTGTAGACAACTTCTTCTAGCCCTGATTTGAGGAAAACAGATTTAGAAATCTGAACTCTTTTGAACTTCTGTCTGAACATTTGAGTTAGTTTCGGCTACATAGCCATCTTCTTTTTCAAAAGGTATATCTGCTTTACCCTCTACAAGTTCTAAAATTTGTATAGCTTTCATTCTAGCAGTGATACCTGCCCCAAATGGTGCATAGTATGGTACTAGTTCGTAAGCTACTTTGATTTTAGACCCACCCCAAATTTGTTTATCCATTGGGAATGGTTTCTTATCAGCATCAAGTATTTGTGGTCTTTGAGTAAAACTTTCTTTAGTCTTCTTATTGACCCCTGATGCTTTTAGTTTGTAGATGAAAAAGACATTGTCTCCTTCTACGTTGTATCTAGGGTGAGGTGCTTCTTTTACCTTTTTACCTTTATTTTCTGCAATCGCTTGTTTTAGACTGTCTGCCTGTGCATCATCAAATAATTTAATCATGTCGGTAGCGTCTGATTTAGCGACTTTTAAGGTCACCTTATATTCACCATTTTCGTTAAATTTAACGTCTGGTTTATTAAGATGAGGATAGATAGCTTCACCCACAACACTAACGTGTGTTTGTAGTTTATTCATAGATATTCTCCTATATGTTAGTCTATCTAATAGTGGCACTTAGTTGCACAGGTGCATATACCTAGATACAGAAAAACACAGATTGCTTCACTAAGTCTAAATCAAGGTTTCCCTTTTTAGGCATTTTAGGAAATTTCTTCTGGTTTTTCTCAGATAACATAGCATACATCTCATCTGCAAAGTTTTTGAGTACATCTTGCTGATATATCTCACAAAATGCTTCTCTTAATGCTTTACCCATTAAATGACTGTCACTGGCTACACAACCAAAGCTGTCATGTATCATACTAAAGTTATCTACACCTAACTTCTTGGCTTTTACTACAGCTAACTGAAGACAAGCACCATCATTTGCATGTATAAAATTTGGACATACACCTAAACTGGTACTTCTTTTAGATATTTTATTAGTATCATGTGCTACAGAAAGTTTAACTATACTATCACCCATTTGTGTCTTAACTCTTTTACTTTCCTTTTCATAACAAAGCATTTGTATAGGTGCGTTTAATGGTGAGTGCCATGTCACTGGTAAGTTTTCACTAGCAACAAGTTTAGCTATATCTTTTAAGAACTTCATTATTTCTTTTGCACCAACAATTATCTCATTGATACTTTCCCATAATATAGGTGTTAGCCAATTAGTTGCTTGAAAAATACCATCTTCTCTTTCTGATATTCTAAATATTTCTATTGGTACATTTTTTTCATTTAATTGTTTTTTCATGTGGTCTTCAATATATTTTCTACATGAAAATTTAGTTAATGAGTAAGGTAGACACATGACTGGTTTCTTACATAGTTTTCTATCTATACCATACTCTATCCATTTTTTTGCAAGTGGTTCATCTTTCATATCTCTAAGTTTCATAATTAGTTTTTGTGCAACTAAATTATAAACATCACTTGGTTTATTAGATGGAACTAGATTTGTAGCTTTACCACCAATAGGGTCTCTCATCATTGCTGAGTAGTGTTGTAGTCCACTATTAGAACAATCAGCTTGTATTGGTAATGTAGTTATAAAATCAGGTGAGTAATCACTTTTTGCAAAGTCTCTAAACTCTATAGCCCATGCAAGAAAACAATAAGGTTTATCTGCACTTGCCCACCATGTTTCTTCTAATGGATTATTTGCTGATGCAATTATCTTATCAGTATTATCTAATACCCATTGTCTTCTTATAGGTAGTTCTTCCTTATCTACTTCTCCATATAAGTTAGCACCTGCTATAGCGAATACACTATAACTATCATCATTACCCATTCGCTTACCAAACTTAAATCTAAGTAATGCTCTAGAATAATCTGCTGACTGTGGTGAAAGTAATGCAGGTTTAGGATATATACGAAATCTAAAATCAAATTGATGTGGATAATAAAAACCACCTTTATCTAACAACAAACTTGCTTCTTCCATAATTAATCTAACTTGAATAAATTTAGACATAGACTGACCTATTGCTTTGTGTACTTGTTGTGCTTCTCGTTTCCATTTAATTAATGCGTCTTTGTTTGTTTTTATATCAAATGGTTTTGGTGGTAGTTCAGTTGATTGTGGATTTACAGGTAGCTGACCTAAATTAAAATCATTATCCATACAGGTTTTAATGACATCATATATAGGTTTATTAATTACCCATTCAGTTTCTTGTATAATATTTACACTTTCATAAACCACTGGCATCTCATGTACCCTGTTGTTTAGTTCCTCTAAATATCTTCTATTACTTGCTTTTACTAGATTGTAGTGCATTAGCTATCTCCTCTGGTTTGTTTTCAAAATTATGTTTCTTGCCATAGTACCCACCAATAAAAGGTGAAGTCCATTTTCTAGGTGGCATAAGCATGGGTAAATACTTAGGAAACAATGCTTCATTCTTAATATTAAAGTTTTTTATTTCTTTAATAATTTTAGGTGTTGGTTGCACATAAGTCACAGTCTTCATCTTGTTAAGTTTCATATTGCCTACCTTAACTAGACCCAGTAGTTCACATAAATGTATCATCTGCACACCTAAATGTAGCCTATGTTCTTTTGTCCAATCGTCAAATTGAAGTTCATGTCTATTCATACAATAGACCCAAACATTCTTTTTATACTGCCATCTATTAGTTTTTTGAGGTACGTTCTTGCCTTCTAATCGTTTAGCTACTTGTTCATATTCCTTCTTTTTCTGGTCTTTGAACATGAGTATTCTAGCTTCAAGCATTAACGCATTACCAATAATAATAGATAATTTATTTAATGTGCAATCACTAGAGATACCATCAATTACATTCTTCAAAATTATCAAAGAACAAATGTCAAATATACTCTGGTTATTAGACATCTTTTTGGTGTCTTCATTGAAGGCACTTTTAGGCAAACATTGTACTATTTTTTTAATAGCAATGTGATGTGTACCTACCTGCCCTGTATCTATTTTTTCTACCTTCAAATGGATTAAACTAGAAAGTTTATCTATATATTTTTGTTGGTGAAATAGACCATACATGGTCGTACTTTCTTGCTTTTTAGTCTTAGCTTCATTGATTAAGTGGTTATATCTATCAATACCACCTCTAATCATCTTCTCCTCAAATTCTATTTCTTCCTGTATTTTCTTTGTGTAGTCTTTTGTATCTTTAAATTTACCACCTACACCAACCTTAACTAGTTCAGCTAATTGTTCTTGTAATAAATTGCTTTGTGTTTCAGACATAATGAGAACATCTCCTTACTTTTTGTATGCACCTGTGTCTTGTTGCATTGGTTCTGTTGCATTTGCTACCAAACCATTGCACAAGTGCATATATTGGGTTTTTAAAAAAAGGTGTTGCTATTAAAGAACAATAATACAGCAGTGCATGTAATTTTTTTGGAAGTAGTTCCTAAGACCAATGTTTTGCTATTAGACCCTATACTACTTCCTTCTTTTTTCATGCAGTGCAACATATCACTCATAATGCAACACCTTGTGCAACTAGATTAACCCAGTAATTGCTTCTGGTAGGCGAGAAAGGATTTGAACCTTCACTTCTTGCGAAACCAGTTCCTAAGACTGGCGTGTCTACCAATTCCACCACTCGCCCATTTTTGTGAATGTAATTAGCAGTATCCATTTATTTAATCAACCCCTTTGAGTTATGACCCATAAGAGGAATAACATTACTATCATTAATACTATTTACAGCTTCCCTTAATGCTTCAGGTGTTTCTTGTGCATAGTATTTT